GGCCGTTGAATCGCTGGTGTTCGCTTCTAGTTGAAGTGAATATGCGACTTGCTCGTCTATGGTTGCAATTTTACCTGCCGTGGTTGTCCACACTGGTGTTGCCATTACTGTACTCCTTACAAGGGTATTTATTGGCGATTACCTGCTATTATTCTGTGTACGAATCCAGTGTTCTAGTTGCTGTTGGAGGCCTTCACGTGTGATCTTGTCCTGTTCACGTCGTATGGCCTCCTCCAAGCGTTTGATCTCGGAATGTGCAGACTTGTGCCTGTTACGGTCGTTCCTGTGTTTCCTCATTTTTCCTTGTTAAGGATGTTTTTATATTACTACGCTTGATCGTAGAATGGTATTACCCTCAATGTTCCACCAATTTTGATCTTGATGTAACCTGTCGGTTGGCCAGGTAATGCATTGGCACCACCCGCTGATCCCACAGTTGTCTGTGTGTCAGTCCTGATGTCCAAGTAACCTGTTCCGTCTGTGTCTAACTGCAAGTCAGCGTTTGAATTATGTGTTGTTATCTTGTTGTCAGTTATAGATATTTCTTCAAGCACAACCGACCCTGTACCAATTGTTTCAAGCACGATGTCTGCGTTAGTAGACGCCGCCATTATTTTCGCACCGGAGCCTAGCAATATCTGTGTGTTTGCGAAAAGTGTGCTGGCAGTAAGTGTACTAGGCACTGACACGTTAGAACCACCTATAGTGACCGAACCTGTGCCGTTTGGATTTATGTTAATTCCGCCATTGCTGTTTGTAGCAATTATACCATTTCCGTTGATAGAAATATTATCAATGTCCAACTGCCCTGTGATGCCAACATTTCCTGTGATTGTTTGCCCGACAGTGGTCATTGCTTTTTTCACGTCTACTACACCTGAACCGTTTGCACTCAATTCAAGATTGGCATTTGAAGCCAATGTTGTGACAGTGTTGTCCTTGATTCTCACACCCTCTGCATCTAGTTGACCCGTGATTGTGTGAGTTCCGATCGTTGTTATGTCCGCGGTAGTCAATGTTCCAACCACTGTTGCGTTTGCAAGTACTTTTACTGCTCCTGTGCCACTGACGTCTAATTCTAAATCTGAGTTCGAAGCGTTGGCCTTGATAGCGTTGTCATCTATTGTTACACCATCGATTGCGATAGCACCTGTCATGGTCGCCGCATTAATTGTTGGATTTGTCAGTGTCTTGTTTGTAAGTGTCTGCGAACCTGCCAGTGTTGCCACTGTGCCGTCGATCGCGATAGTCACTGTGTTGGACGTTCCTGCTGTCGTAATACCGGTGCCCCCAGAGAACTGTAAACTCTCTGAATCTAGGTCTATTGATAAAGTTGTTGAATCATCACAGGCAAAGTCTAGGTCCTGTGCCGTCACCTGTGCGTCAACGTATGCCTTGATTGACTGTTGTGTGGCCAGTTGTGTTGCACTGTCTGTGCCTAGGTTGTCTTCATCCAAGATACCTGTGACTGTTGCACCTGTTGCCAGTGTCAAACTCGTTGCCAAAGTGGCCGCACCAGTTACATTAATTGTTCCTGTTGTCTGAATATTGTCTGCTAGAGTTATTTGTGTAGAATCATTTGAACTGATCTGACTACCATTTACTGTGATTGACCCTAGGTTGATGTTTCCTGTGCCGTTTGGTGTTATGGTCACATTACCATTCGTTACACCTGTTGTTATCGCAAAGTTGTTTACGTCTAGATTTGCATCAAGTGTGTTGATGTCATTGTCTGTACCGTAAAGTTCTACGAAGTTGTCGTTTATCTTGTCAAATGCTGTTCTTAACGGATCACCTGTGCCGTCGTTTGCACTTGATCCAATGTTGATGTTCTGTCTAGCCATACTTTATATTAATCCTTTTTGTTATGGGTATTTATTGTAAATTCTATAAACCTAATGTAATTATTATAGGTCTATCAATGTTCTTTGGAATTTGAACACAGTGCTATCACTGGAAATATTTGTAGCCAGTAATCTTACATTGCCGTCATCTATGTCTGCGGTGAATGTACACAATTCACCCGGATTACCGTATGAACTGGTGTTTCCAAACACAGTTAGATATGCCTCTATGGTGCTGTCAGCACTCGGTCCGTGTATCAGGTTTGCCTCAACTATCTCGAACCTACTGTTTGTTGCGTCCGATATAGATATAAAATATTTTGCACTCCTATAGGTAGCAGAACTGAATGAGTCAATCTGTGTTGTTGCCGATGAGGCAACTGTGGTTGTGTTGTCATTGATGTCTGAGTGATTCAATGTCGCTGATGCAGTCGCAAATCCTAAAGTTCCTGATCCATCCGTTTTTAAAAGTTGGTTAGCGGAACCGTCTGCCGTCGGCATTGACAAACCGTTCACCGTGACTGTGCCCGAACCATTTCCTGAAAGTTCAAGATCGGCGTTTGAGGCGTTTGTCGTAATTGTGTTATCGATGACAGACACCGTGTCAAGTGATGCAGATAAAGTGGCTGTGACAGTTGTGAATGTTCCAGCCGCTGGTGTTGTTGCACCTATTGTTGTGTTGTCAATTGCGCCACCATTTATGTCTGCCTTGGCAATAACAACATTACCTGTACCTGATGCAGACAACTTGAGGTCTGAATTTGATACTGTAGTTTTTATTTCATTGTCTGTGAGGTTGATGTTTGAATCTACTGTAAGGTCTACTATAGCGACAGTCCCTGTGCCGCTTGGACTAAGAACTAGATCATCATTTGATCTGTCCGCTGAGATGTTGTTTCCGCTGATTGTGATACCATCATTGAACAGTGCAGATGCGTACACTTCCGTGAACATGGTGTTCACATTCTGCATAGCCGTCCTTAGAGTATCACCTGTGCCGTCGTTTGCGTTTGATCCTACATTTAGCGTAATCTGTGCCATTTTATACTTTCAAAATTCTCCTAACAAATTTTAGAGTTTGCGTTGTAGTGTTATTTACTTTCGCCCGCACTCTAACTTCACCACTGTTTATTACGGCTGTGAATTCTAGGGAGTCGTACACAGATGCTCCATCCCCAGTGCCGTTGTCCACGCCACTGAACACACTGACAAAGGCATTTGAACCGTCGTGTGTGACATTTGCTTCAATGAGACTGTATCTATTGTTCGTGCTATCAGAAATCTGTATTAAATATTTTGCACTCCTGTGACTGGACACACTGAAAGTGTCAAACGTCTGTGCGGTGCTGTTTCCGGTGATTGTGTCTGTACCATCTGTGATGTCCGACACATCAAATAAAATAGGTGAAGTGAAATATGATAACTGTCCACTGCCGTTTGTCTTAAGCACCTGGTTGGCTGATCCATCGCTTGTTGGAAACTTAATGCCATTGAATGAGATAGTGCCTGAGCCATTGGCAGAAAGTTCAAGATTGGCGTTTGATGCATTGGTTGAAATTGTATTGTCGGCTATGGTGACTCCGTCTAATACCGCAGATACATTTGAAGTGATTGTTGTGAAAGTGGCATTGGTAGGCGTTGCACCACCTATCACTGTGTCGTCTATTGTGCCTTCGTTGATGTCCGCCGAAGATATCAAAATGGATCCTGTACCGTTTGCTGTCAATACAAGATCAGCGTTTGAATCGTTTACCTTGATGTCATTGTCAGATAGATTGATAACAGAATCTATAGTGAGATCACTTATCTGCACATTTCCTGTACCATTGCCCGAGAGCTCTATGTCAGCGTTAGACTGTGTGGCACTGATCACGTTGCCATCAAATGACAGTTGTGACAATGAGAAGTTAGGCTGTCCATAAACTTCTGTGAAGTTGTTGTTGATCTTTATGCCGGATCTTCTGATAGTATCACCTGTACCATCGTCGGCCTGTGCTCCGATGTTGATTACTTCCTGGGCCATATTAGATACTCGCTAGTGTGATCTTTTTCCATATCACTGTTGAACCATCATAGTTTCCAGTGCATACATATAAATTCGTTGTGTCCCAAGATATGGATCCTGCCACGTCACCCGTGTTCCCTACAGCAGTTGCGGTTTTCGTGGTCTTGATCACAAGTCTGTCTGCTTCTATCTGCACCTGTCCTGTACCATTTGGATCTAGAATTATGTTTCCGTTTGTGTCAGCACTCAATAAAGTGTTGCCTGACATCTGTAAGTCACCGGCCAACTCAGCGAAATTGCTGTTGACCTTGGTCATAGCGGTACGTAAGGTATCGCCCGTTGCTGGATTTCCTGCTGTTCCTGTGTCTATCGTTAATCTTGCCATAATGTGTTATTCGTATTTATTAAATAATAATATGTTCATAGAAACCCTAAAAACAATGAAGTTGTACAAGAGGGAGAGCAAACTGGGTACAATGCACAACTACCACAGGAAGAACCTGATCTATGTGTTCAAGTGTGATGCCTGTTCAGAGACATTCATGAGGCCCAAGAGCAAGGTTGATCCGGATCGTGCATCAAACGACTACAAACACGTGTGTAACAGATGTGATTCAAAGAAGTTCGCTCAAAGCGTGGGTGTCAAGATGCGTAAGGTGTATCAGTTGGACGCCAGCAGTACCAAGACCCTATAACTGTCTCCACTGGATGTCGTCACGTGATCCCGTGATCCATCTCTGTAGATCAGCATATATCCCACACCTTGTATTTGATTGATCGAAGTACCATCTTAAAAATGGGTTCGCATCAAGATATTCTCTCCGATTTATAAAATGAAAATTAGTGTTTGGAAACTTCTTGGTTATCTGTCGCAACTGATACATCCATTCGTATTTGAGATAGGCTTTCATGCTCATTCTAGAAGGATAGTTTACTGTGTTTTTATATATGTTGTTTTGTTCTCGGCTTTGTTCACCGTCACGTAAACCTGTGTACTCCCACTGCCTTGCACCCATTATGTCAAAAGCCATTATTATTATATTCTTTATTCCGGATTCAGCGGCCAGCAAAACGGCTGAACAACCGGATCCTCTGGCAGTGCTGAAATCATTTGTTCTGATCTTGCCTCCCTTTTTTATATCGCCTCCCCTCCAGTACCTGTATATCTTTAATCCTTCCGGAAGTTCGTTTTCACTATCATCATCACAGATGTAGTTCCAAGTTGAAATGTTGTGTGGCCCGTAGATGTTAGGTGATTCCTTTCCATTGTTATGCCACTGTGCAAGTTCTTCATACATTGGCGGATTGACTGCGACAATGTGATCGCATAGCATTGGATGATCTCTGTAGATTGCGTTGCAACCATATATCACGCCGTGGCCTTTTAAATTTTCAATTGGAAATATATTTCTTGATTCACCGTTGCCTATTATGAATGCTGTATCCATTACACGCCAAACGATTCTCCACAGCCGCAACCAGAAGATGCGTTAGGATTCGTTATCTCAAATTGAGATCCAAAAACTTCTTCTTTCCAGTCTATCTTCGTGCCTGCAACGTATAGCATACTGGCATCATCCACAACAAATTTACCTGTGTGCCAATCTTCTGTATGGTCGTCAGCACCAACATCATCTTTGTT